CTTCAATTGGAGATATTACATCTGGGTCTACGTTTGATTATATAGAACCCGGCGCTAACTATTTCACACTTACGACAGAAAGTGGCACTCCATACTCTTGCACCTTGTATTATTATCCAAGATATATTGGAGTATAAGGAGGAATTATAATGGATATTCAATTATATAAGTTTCATACGCCAGTAGAAGGTAATCCATATCAATTGGATTACCTTGGCGTTATTGATGATTTTATTTCTTGCACATTTACAAGAAGCTTTGCGGGATTAGGCAATTGGAGTATGGTTTTAGCTAATTCTAATAAAAAAATACCATTACTAAAAGAAGCTCAATTCATAAAACTTGAAGATGGCTGCTGTGGCCTAATCAATCAATCATAGACAGTAATAAATGACGAAGTTGATGGAGATACAACAATCTTTTCCGGCACTGAACTAAAAGGACTTGCTTATATGCGGGTTGTTGATACAAGAGCTTGGACTGCGGGAACCACTAATATACGCAAGCCTGTTGGTTCTCTACAAGGTGAGTTATTAGACTTGAATGTAATAAATCCACCAGATGGACAAGATAATAGAATAATTCCCGGAATACTTTATGAACATAGTTTAGTGCCTATTGCAGTATATTATCCTAGTTATAAAAACTTGGGGGAATGCTTGGAACAATTAGGAACATCTTATGATAGTGGTTGGACTGCGAATATTGAATATGGCGAAGTTGAAATAGTTCAGAGTTCAAAACAACTAATAAACCCAAATAAACTAACATTCGGTTCTTGGATTGATGAAGATGGATATGTAATGACAGGCTTGGATACGTAGCACGCGCTTACAGAACTAATCCCAGTTGCAGAAGGTTAGACATATTATTTTTATGGACCTTTTGTGTATTATCCTGATATTTTATGTGGATACGATAATCAAGGTAATCCATTACCAGACTTATTATATGAAGAACTAGAAGGATATGAATTTGAAGGATAGGATGAATTTGAAATAGTAATTACTATTCCTTCTGGGGTGTCGCAGGTAAGATTAGGCTATGTCACTCCTAATCGTCAGCAAGTGGATTATAAAGCAATGTTTGAAATTGCGCCAAAAACTGAATATGCCCCTTATGGAGGCACAGAAACAGTAGAATGCAATAGAATTGTTTGGTATACTGGTTTAGAGGGAAGAGATAGAACTTCCGAAAGCAATGATGGGAGAGCAAGTAAAGTTGTTCTAGGTTATCATCTAGATAATTTACAAACATCAGAACTAAATAATATAAAATATACGCCAAATGTCGCATACGTTGCTGGCTAGGGGCAAGGAACAGAAAGAGTTGTTGAAGTTCTAAATGATAATAATGCTGGTATGAATAGATATGAACTAACGGTTGATGCAAGAGATATTGCTGATGCAAACGATTTACCAAGCAGAGGAGAACAATATCTTTCAAACTATGGAACAAAAGTATCTTATGTATGTGAAGCAACTGAAAATATAAAAACGAAATTTAGTCCAGAATTACGACAATGGAGTGTAATTGAAGATACAAGCTCTGGAAGTAGTTCTGGGAGCACTAGCGGCGCGAGCGGTGGTATTATTATTCCAGAATTGCCACCTGTATCTGATGAATTAGACTTGGGTGATTTTATTACTATAAAGGATGATATTGCTAATATTACTATTGATACAGAACTTCTTGAAATAACCAAAGTTTTTGATGAAAGTGGTAGAGAACGCACTCAATTATCGTTCGGAGAATTCAAGGGAACATTATCTGACAATATCGCATCAATGGATAATTCAATAAACGATTTGGCTAGAAATAATCAGGGTTTGCCTGTGGATTAGGACGGACAAACATATATAGCTTCGCCTTTACTAGTAAAGCAAACTGAATAGACATATATAAAATTTGCGCCATTAGATACTACTACACATACAAATACATATACGGCTACTATTGGTGCTAATCCAACTACTCCTTCTTTGCCTAATGATGAATATTTTTATATAAAGATAAAGTATAATACACAAGATGATGAAGTATATTTCAAATTTTTTCCAAGCAATCAAATTCATTTAGGCAGCACTCATTGGGACGATATTATACTAACAAGAGATAATGCAAAAGCATTACGAAATTCCACTGATTTAGATTATATTGGAACTGTACGTTGGTGCACTACACCGAACGGGCCGCCTAGCTACTTTCCAAAAGGCACGTGGAGACAAATTGGTTCCATTGCTGTGGGTAATAAAACTGTGTATGCTTATGAAAAAACAAACTAATGATAATGTTTCTAGAAGTATAAAAAGCATTTTAGAGTTTAGAACATAATCATATTGGGGGTGAGACTGTGGAAGTTCTTATATCAGCATTCACTTCATTAGGCTTTCCTGTTGCTTGTGTAGCAGTTATGGCATATTTTATTTATCACTTTATCAAAAGAATGCAGGAAGATAATGCTCAAAGAGAGAATAATCTAATGGAACTCATAACTACCTGTCAAGGTAAGTTAGTGGATGTTGCGACAGTATTGGAAAGACTTTGTAATGAAGTGGATGGAGTAAAGCAAGAACTCGTCAACAATAGACGAGATGATGAAGGTAATGAATAATAAAGTCTTCTGTGTTTTCTCGCTTATTACGAAATTATGAAGCGGTACAAACCCTTATAAATCAAGGTGTCTGGCTTTCGCGCGAGACACCGGGGACTTAAAACACTCTGTGTTTAGGCTCGGAATTATTACGAAATTGTGAGGCGGCTATCCATTTAGCCGCCTCATATTTTTTGTATTCATTACAATCTGTAATAAGTCCTCTGTGTAATTAGAAAATGAAATCCCCAGTGTAAAAAGTCATTTTTCCATTGTATTTTCTTGGATTATATGGTATATTTATCACTGGGGGTGATATGTATGCCTATTGACGAAACTATGGAAAGCACTTTCAAAGCGAACTTGGAAAAACTGCGCGGTGGTAAGGTGGCGGCAAAAGGCTCCCCTATCAAAAGCACAGATACACTAGAACGCTTGCGGCGCGAGTTTCACTTTCAGAAAGCCGCAGAAGGTTTGAGCGAAGAAACTATTAGAACTTATGACAATCACTTTTACAAGTTCTTTGAGTTTATGGGTTATATTGCTCTTGGGTGCGTACCTAGCGAGTATGAAGACAGGAAAGATGAATGCCGCAGTGTTGGCGCGTCTATGCCTATTTCTTCTCTTGATGAGGAAAATTTAGCATACTTCTACCACGATTATTTGAGTAGAATTAGGACTAGGAATGGCAATAACCTTTCTGAACAAAGTGTTATAAGCGGTATGCGCAATTTTAGAGTAATACTATACTATGCTATGAACCTAAACCTTATACCCAAGAAAGATATTGCTGTAAAGAGTGTAGAACCGCCGCCAAAAGAAACCTTTACAAAAGAAGAGATTTGGCGGCTAACTCATAGAAAACCTAATAAAGATGATGTAGTAGAATACCGCAATTGGGTAATGATACACTACTTCCTAGCAACAGGCAACAGAATAGGTAGTGTGCTTGCGCTCAATGTAGAAGATGTGGATTTTGAGAATAATGAAATTGCGGTAAAATTCACAAAGACGCGCACACCTCAAATGCTTGCGCTTACTACTAGATTGAAGACCATATTGGCGCAATGGATACACGATTATAGGACAGACCCAACTACTAATACTCCATACTTTGGAGAACCGTTATTTCCCAATAGAACAGGTGAGCGTATGACTTATGATGGCGCAAGTGATAGTATGGCTGATTACTTCGCAAGGCGCTATGTAGAATGGGCTGGTTTTCATAAGTTTAGACACAGTTATGCGGCAAACTGGATGCGCGATGGCGGCGATAGCTTGAAGTTGAAAACGCAGTTAGGACATACTTCTCTATTGATGACAAACCGCTATGCTAATCTTTATGGCAAGGCTGTTGCGAAAGATGCCGAAGCTCATAGCCTTATCAATAGTGTGAAGTTGACGCAAGGGAGAAAACAACTCACGAGAAATAAACCTTGACACATTCTCACAAAGGCTATACAATTCCCTTTGTGGGCGGCTGTGGCAGAACTGGTATATGCTCTGCACTTAAAATGCAGTGCCCGTGAGGGATTACGAGTTCAAATCTCGTCAGCCGCACAAAATAAAGTAAGAGGTTGCCATTGCGGCGACCTCTTCTTCTTTTGCTGAAATTATTTAGCTAGTGCTCTCAACTCTTGGAGGAACGTGGGTTTATTGTTCTTCTTCTTCTTGTTGAGTTCGGGAAAATAGTCTTTGATGAACTCTTTGCGCACTTCGTTGAAGGTGCCGATAGTGGCCTTGCCAGCCTTCTTTTCTGCGGCTTCAAGCTTCTTCACATATTCAAGAACCTTCTCCTTGGAGACTTCGCCAGTGCCAAGTTTATCTTTGAGGAAGTCAATGATATATTTAGCGCTCACATCATTCACTGTTGCAGGTTTCTCGGGGTAAGCAACAACCTTCTTCTCATCAGCCATAGGTAGTACCTCCTTCTTGCGCTTATAGCGCGTTTTGCTAATAATAGCACATAGTCTAACATTTGACAAGCAAAATAATTTTGGGTATAATATTATTAGGAAGATGTAAAATATAATATGTTATCAAGAGGTGTCATTATGGCGGCTAATAGATAGACTTTTGCGGCAAAAGCAAAAGAAAAAGTAAAGTCAGTTATTTATACCAGTTGTGATTGTATTGCTTTTGTAAAACAATGTTTCTCTGCCGCAGGTGGTAGTTGTAAAGCAATAGGAACAAACGACTGTTGGAGAAACTATATGTAGTTAAAAGGTAAAACAATAGATTACAATATCCAAGTTGGAGATGTTGTTTTTAGATGGCGTGAAGAAAGTTCTAAACTTCCTGCTAAATACCACGGGGATGGGATTGGGGATTTATACCATATCGGCGTCATAACAAGGGTGGGGGGTGGCTATGAAATATGCCACAGTTCAAATAGTAAAGACAATGGTAAGGTTGATACCTTCAATAGCAAAGCAGATTTAGCGGCTAAATGGATGTATGCTGGAACCCTCAAAGGCACTGCCGCAGATGCTCCTGCACCTTCACCTTCGCGCAATCTAGATGAGGCTATTAGCCTATTGGAGCAAGCAATAAATCTATTGAAAAAATTATAAAAAAGTTGGGCGCAAGCAGTTAGTGTATTTGTCTTACTTTTTATTATAGAATGCAGAGATAAAAAAAAATTATTTCAAGAGAAGAAAATAGTAAAGGTGCGGCGTGGCATTTTTACTTATATTATGGCGGGAGACCGTAAATAAAAAAAATAAAAGGAGTAATGTAAAATGAAAACTTACAAGATTTTTAGTGCCGCAATGGCATACAAACTACGCAAGGCTGGTTTCTGGATTATAAAAACAGAACCTAATTATAGAAAGCCTTGGTTAGAAGTCTTCATATTTGAAGATACACCAGAGTTTCAAGCAACTCTTACAAAACTTTCTGACGAACTCAAACAAGAGCGTCAGTAATTAGACCTAAATCCAAGTATTAGACCATAGGAGGTAATTTCAATGAGTGATTATAAGACTGTACCAAATCAGCGTGTAGTAAGGATGCCATCTATTGGCGAGCGTATTAGAGATAAAGAACATTTATATGGAATGTTCAATATAGAAGAAGCGCAAAAGGTAGCTAAAAAATTAGGCTCTGGCGCGTTTGTGCTATATATGTACTTTTAGAAAAACCAAGATTGTTATGAATTCGCTTTATCAAAAGAAGATGTTAGTAATTGGGGGTTGGGTAAAACCGCTTATACTAATGCTTTCAATCTTCTTGCGGCGAATGGTTATTTAGTAAGAAAGAGTGAAAATTCAAACTTCTATTATTTTCACGAAACACCAGAAATAAATGAAGATGGCACTCCCGTGGTAGTGTTGCATAACCACGAGGATGATAATGATAATTTACGTGGTAATGCGACAACACCACGCGTGGTATCAAAACCAACCCACGCGTGGTAGGATGACAATACCACGCGTGGTAGCGCGACATTACCAGAAATAATACATAATAATACAATAGATAATAAAATAAATAATACAATTTATTCCGCACCTGACGGTGCGGGCGGTAGCGACGCAAGCGTCGCCACCGCAAATCAATAGAAAAAAGATGAAGAATATCGTAAAGCAATGAAAGAAGTCAATGATAAGTTCTTTGACTTATGCCAATAGGCAAAAGAAGAGTATGGTATTGGCTATGAAGATAATGAAGTATTTAAAGAACAAAAGCAGAAATTATTCAATGAACTTGCCGCAGTAAAAAAATTTTTTGGAAAGTGAGGGCACAAGAGGTAAAAGTTGTAGCCTAAATTTTCAAAAAATAATGTAAGAGAGAGAAAAAACTACATAAAACCATTTGTAATGCTCTTACATATAATATGCGGGAAACCGCAGAACAAAATATATTATATAAAAGGTGAAGTAAAATGAATAATTTCCAATCTACTCTTGCTATTGGCAAGAAATACGAAAATTATGTTTAGTAGTATCTCACTGCAAAAGGACACAAAGTTATAAATCACAGTGAGGACAAAAGTTGGCAAGCCATTGATATTGACTTTGAATTATATAAGGGAGATAAGAAAACAACCCTTGAAGTCAAAGCTGATAGTAAAATTAGCGTAAATGGCAACTTCTTCTTTGAAGAAGGATTTGACCGCGCAACAGGCTACTATTCAGGCTGGTTTGAAAAGTGCCAAGCCGCATATATATGCTTTGTAGATTATGTGGGCGGCAAGGGTTATATTCTCTCTCTTGATAAACCAACAATATAGAACAATGCGGTTAGCCGCACTTGGTATAACCGCACAGATAACTGCTAGGGTTATGCTTTACTCTTGAATTGCGATAAAGCAAGAAAATTAGGATTAGTTGTCCTTGAATGGGACATAGAATAAGGAGGAATTATTATGGAACTTACAAAAGAAATGAAGAATTATATTGCGCGTGGTATCCAAGAAGAAAATGAAAAGGATACTTATAACAAGCCAAACACTTCTGTTAGATGGCATTTAGGAATGTATCACGAGACTAGTAAGTTAGTGCGCGACTATTAGATTTTGCGCAACAGTGATAACACAACTGAATACGAAGTAATGAAAGAAGCGCTCTGCAATTGCGCAAAATGGTGGAAAAATTACTTTGATATTTCGCCTGAATACGCGCGCGAACAGAAGCGCCTTGAAGATGAAGCTTGGGAGCGCGAATATGAAGCCAATAAGAGAGCAAGTGAAGCATAGACACTTGCAGATTTTATGGAGGATGATGAATAATGTTTTTCTTAGAAAGTTTATGGGTAGCAATTTTAGTAGCGGTTGTAGGCTCATTATTAGTTAGTATGAATGGCGCACTTAGATTAGCGCATAAAGATAAAGATGAATAAAGAAAAAAGAATGTATAGTCTCAACCTTGCCGCATATGTGATGATGGAAACTGATTTAGTTCCTTCTGTTGGGGTTGAGAAGAATGAACAGGGAACACTATGCTACTTGGTGTTCCCTGAATGTGAGGCTGTTTCTTTGGCTATTGCTCACTACAAAGCAGATAAACGGCTTCATAAGTTCTTGAATAGATACTCACTCTTGCGTGATATGCTCAATTCCGCAAGAAAATAATGGAGGTGAAAACAATGAAGGGTGATATGAAATCTCGTCAAGAAAGAGTAATGGAGATTTGGCTAGATAACCCTTTACTTCCATTTGACACTGTTGCGAAAATGGCAGGAGTTGGCGCAAAAACATTTTGGCGCTATCGTCAAGACCAAGAATTTATGGCTAGTTATCACGAAGAACAAAAGAGACGCTTTGCCGCACTTGAAGGTAAAGCTATGACACTATTAGATGATTAGATGGATAAGGGGAATTGGAACGCTATAAAGTATGTGTTGGATGGAAACGGATATAAGCCAACAGAGAAAGTTGATGTTGATGCGGCTACCACAATTACCATTACTGTTGATGATGATGATGATGAATGAACATCCAGCTAAAAGTTAGCCGCAAGATATTCAATGAAGCGTATTTCCCTCACTTATATGATTACTCTCATCGCTATGAAATATACTATGGTGGTGCTGGCAGCGGCAAGAGCTATTTCATTGCTCAAAAGCTCGTTATCAAATCTCTTTGCTCTTGCCGCAAGGTGTTAGTTGTGCGTAAGGTTATGGCTACCTAGAAAGATAGTTGTTGGCAACTGATACTTGATACTCTTGCCGCATTCAAAATACTCTCCTATTGTAAGATAAATAAATCTACCTTCTCTATTGAATTACCAAATGGGAGTTTGATGCTCTTCAAGGGTTTAGATGATAAAGAAAAAATCAAGAGTATAGTAGGTATTACAGATATTTGGTGCGAAGAAGCAACAGAATTACAAGAGGAAGATGTTGAGTAGCTTGATTTGCGACTTCGTGCAAGCGCCAATGATTTACAGATGATATTCTCATTCAACCCTGTGAGTAAAGTGAATTGGGTATATAAGCGCTGGTTCAATGATGTTGCTCTTGCCGCAGACACTACAATAATAAAAACAACTTACAAAGATAATAGGTTTCTGCCGCAAGAATATGTTGATGCGCTTGAACGTATGAAGGAAACTAACTTTACCTATTGGAACATATACGCCAATGGTGAGTTTTGTAGCCTGGACAAACTCATATTTACGAATTGGGAGCAAACAGATGAACCCATTCCTGATAACTTACCTCTCTTGATTGGGCTTGACTTTGGATATGTGAATGACCCAACAGCAATGATTGCGGCGCGAGTGGATGAAGCCAATAAGATTTTATATGTTTTTGATGAGATGTATGAAAAAGGGTTGTTGAATGATGAGATTGCGGCGCGGCTTATTTATAAGGGCTATGGCAAAGAAGTTATCATTGCTGATAGCGCTGAACAAAAGAGTATTGAAGAGATTAGAAGGGCGGGACTTCCCCGTATAAAACCTGCGGTAAAAGGTTAGGGCAGCATTCTTCAAGGTATTTAGAAGATTTAGCAATATAAAATGAAAGTGAAGCCCATTTGCCGCAACTTTATTATTGAATTACAGAACTACTCTTGGGAGAAAGACAAGAGTGGTGAATACATAAACAAGCCGCAAGACGCTTGGAACCATTGTTGTGATGCTTTGCGGTATTCATTACAGTGCTTGGATAATAAGTAGCGCTTACAAACAATGTCAAAGCAAGCGCTTGGATTATAATAGGAGGTAGAAATAATGTATAGATTACCAATAGATAAAGTGCTAACTCCTAGTATGGTATAGAAATACATTGAGAAAGATGCCGCAGAGAAGGCACATAAATAGAAGTTATATAATTATTATATTGGAAAACACGAGATTTGTAATAGGATTACCGCAGATGCGGCAAAGCCTAATAATAAGATTGTCAATCCTTTTGCCAACTATATTACCGATATAATGACGGGGTATTTTGTTGGAGAACCCATTACCTATACAAGTCAAGATGAAGCGCTTATGGGTGAGGTTGCCGCAATCTTCAATTATAATGATGAAGCTGTTGAAAATAGTTCATTAGCAAAAGACGCAAGTATTTATGGCTGCGCTTATGAACAGATTTACATTGATGCGGATGGCAATGTAAGATTTCAGAAGTTAGATGCTATTAGCGCGATACCTATTTATGATGACACTATTGAAGCAGATTTATTATACTTTATTCGCTATTACACAGATGAAGATATTCTAACAGGCGATACCACAGAATATGTTGAAGTGTTTAGCCGCACTTATCACCAACTCTATAAAAAGAATGTTTCTGCGCTCACTCTTATTAGTGAGGAACAGCATAGCTTTGGTATGGTTCCTATTGTTGTATATAAGAACAATGAAGAAGAGATTGGCGATTTTGAACCAGTTATTTCACTTATTGATGCTTACGATAAAATCCAAAGCGATAGCGTAAATGATATGGAATATTTTGCGGATGCTTATCTTGCGCTTTATGGAATGGGTGGAACTGATGCTAATGATATTGCCGCAATGAAAGAGCAGCGCGTATTGCTTATGGCCTCTGATGCAAAAGCAGAATGGCTAGTAAAGCAAATCAATGATACATATGTTGAGAACCTAAAACATAGATTAGAAGAAGATATACATAAGTTCTCTGCTTGCCCAAGTATGACAGACTAGGACTTTGCTTCTAATGCTTCTGGTGTCGCAATGAAGTATAAGCTTATGGGACTTGATAATAAGACCAGTAAGAAAGAACACGAGTTCAAGAAGGGCTTACAGCGCCGTTTAGAAATCATCTGCAACATTCTTGCTATCACAGGTTCCGCATATGATTATATGGCTATTGAAGTACACTTCAAGCGCAATACTCCATCTAACATTACCGAGATTTCTGATATGTTGAATAAAGTAGGACACTTACTCTCTCACGAAACCCAGATTGATTTACTTCCTATTGGCATTGACGCTACCGCTGAAATGGAACGCATTGCCGCAGAAGAAAATGCTGGGTATAACAATTATGATATTCAGTAGGTGAATGAGAATGAATTATTGGGAGAAGAGAGCACTAAATAATCAAGATAAAGCAGAGCGTTTAGGCGCAACATATGCTAAACGCTCTGCCGCATATTTACAATAGGCGCACAAAGCAATAGAAAGAGAATTAGATAGTTTGCTTGCGGCTATTGAAGGTGGTTATGTTCCTACTAGAACAGAACTGTGGCAGATGGTGAAATGGACTAATCTCAAACAAGAAATAGAAAAACAAACTAAAATCGTTGGGCGCTTGTAGATAGATGATATAGATGAAATTGCAAGTAAAGTGTATGAAGAGACTGTTGGACTTTCTCTAAATTACTTCATTGGTGATGGTAAGTATAATCTGCGGAATGCAGAACAAACTAAATAGATACTCAATGCCGCATTTGAAGATGTAAAGTATAGTGAGAAAGTGTGGGGAGGTTCTTCCGTTGCTAATCGTATCAATAACAATAGCTACCTATTGAGCCAACGAGTAAGTAAAGATATAAGTGATATGGTTTGTCTTGGGAAAAGTCCTACCAAAATCAAAGAACGGCTTGCCGCAGATTTCCATACTGCATACAGTAATGCTGACAGACTTATTAGAACAGAAGCAAACCACGTATATAACGCCGCGGCCAAAGATAGCTATAAAGCCGCAGGTGTAGAAAAGGTGGAGTTCTATCCAGAAAGTGATTGTTGTGAGGAGTGTGCTGAATATGCTGGGGAGTACTCCATTGATAGCTTACCTATATTGCCTATTCATCCTAACTGCCGTTGCTGTTATATTCCACGAGTAAGTTTGGATGATGATGATAATGATTGAATGTGAGGGGCAAAACGCAACTCATATTATATAAAAATACTAGGGGCGGTTATTGCCGCAACTAACGAATGAGGAGAATGAATTATGGAAGATAATATGAACACTAATGTAGAGACTGAACTTCAAAATAATGAAGGGCAGCAAGAAGAAAAGACTTATACCCAAGCAGAAGTAAATGAGCTTTTGCAGCGCGAAGCGGATAGACGCGTTAGTTCCGCACTCTCTAAACAGAAAGCTAAATATGAAAAGGAATTATCACTTTCTAAATTAGATGAGCAAGCGCGTGGTGTAGCCGAAAAGGATATGCGTATTCAAGAGTTAGAAAGTCAGTTGCGTGAATACACATTACTACAAAACAAAAATGAAGTTATGAAGGTACTGAATGCTCGCGGACTAAATACCGCATTTGCTGATTTGATTGAGATTGGAGAAGATGTAAAAGAAGCCCAGTCTCGTATTGATACCTTGGATAAGTTATTCAAAGAAGCAGTTGCCGCAGAAGTCAAAAAGCGTTTAGCATCTGGAACTCCGAAGGTAGGTACTGGCACTACTGCGGAAGAAATGACACCAGAGAAGTTCAAGACACTCACTCTGGCGCAAAGAAGTGAATTATACAATAACAACCCTGAATTATATAAGAGGTTGAATAAGTAAGTAGGAGTGAATTATTATGGCAAACACTGTATATAATAATGCGGTTATTGAAGGTTTAGCAAAAGACCTTCTCGCAACTAATGTAAATGCTCGTTCTCTTATGACTATTGACAATGACTTACAAGAGAATGCTGGTATGAAGAAAACTATCAACACTTACACCTATGTTGGTGAAGCAGAAGAGTTAGCTAACGGTGTTGGTAATACTGCTAATAAGCGTGGCCACATCGGCTATGTTGGCGCTGACTATACTGTAAAGTTAGTTCAGCAGGCTTTTGACTACACTGATGAAGACGCTATGAAAGACCCACAGATTGTTGATATGCTCACCAAGGGTGCTACACAGGTTATGGCTAACAAGCTTACATCTGATTTCTACTCTGCTGTTGCTACTTCTGCGGCTGCTCAGGGCGGCATTGGTACTACTACTTTTGCTAAGGGTGGCAAAATTGGTTATGATGCAGTTGTAGATGCTATCGCTGATATGAACATTGAAGACGAAAGTGGATTATTCTTACTTGTTTCCCCAGAATGGAAGGGCGATATTCGTAAGGATGACGATTACAAAGCCGCACAGATGGGCGAAGTAGTTTATAATGGTCAGGTTGGCACTATTGCTGGTATTCCAGTAATTGCTACCAAGGCTCTTGCTTCTGCTAATTGCGCTTACCTTATGACAAAGGAAGCTGTCAAGTTATTCCTCAAAAAGGATATTGAAGTTGAACAAGACCGCAATGCTGATACCCGCACCAATAGCGTATATCTTCGTACTGCTTATGTAGTTGCTGTTGTTGATGCAACTAAGGCTCGCAAGATTGCCGAAGCGGCTGCTTGATTGATGGCGGCGGTGCCGCAAACGGTGGTGAAAAACTATGTTAGAGATTTTACAAGTCCTTATTGGTAGGACTGATAAGGACGCTATTCTAAATTACCTAATCGTTCAGGCATAGTGCGATTTCAAAGCATACTGCAACAGAACAGATGTTCCAGCAGGAACAGATGATATTATCATCCAAATGGTGTTGGTAAAATGGAATAGATTAGGGGCAGAAGGTCTCGGTAGTGAAAGTTTTAGCGGCGTAAGCAACAATTATATTGATGGTTATCCCGCCAATATCACTGCCGCACTAAACAATTATAGGAAGATGAAAATCCTATGATAAATAACCGCGCAAAAGCGGTTTAGGTTTGCCGCTATATATCAACAGTGAATGAATATAACGAAGAAGTCAAAGAACTTGATACTGATAACTCTTTCACTGTTGATATGGCAATAAGCCTAAACACAGGCAATACCCAAAGTGTTATGAATGTGCTGGCTGCCCACAGCACACATACAGGCATTACTCGTGATGAAGGTATCACAATGAAAGATATTATCAAAGATGGAAACAATTACTTTGCTATTGATTATATGACCCAAAATAGAAACCTTTATATATTGAACTTACGGCAGGTAGAACAACTGTGAGTGAGAAACTAACTATTACAGCAGATAGCGAGGAGTTAGAACAAGCCTTGGAAGACTTTGTAGCCATTAGGCTACCTGCTGCTTGCGCTGATGCAATGGAATAGGCGTGTTTGGCTGTTGAAGCAGATAGCAAAATAAATTGTCCTGTGAATGATGGTACTTTGAGAGAAAGTATAACCCATAGTGTTGAGAGTGAAGATGGAGAAACTGTGATAGGTTATATCGGAACGAATGTTGAATATGCTCCTTACGTTCACCAAGGCACAGGTATATACGCAGTTATGGGTAATGGGCGCAAAGAAGTTCCTTGGACTTACTTTGATAGTAAGAAAGGTCAATTTGTTAGCACTAGTGGTATTGAACCTACACCATTTATTTAGGATGCTGTTGAGAAAAACAGAGCAGATATAATAAAGTATTTTGGGGGGATATTGAAGTGATAAAGAGCATTATTAGCATACTAAACAATAGTGAAGAACTTCAAACCCTCTTTGGCGGCAAAAGCCGCATTTATCCTTATCTTACTGATTATACTGGCGAATGTATTATTTATTAGATTGTGCCGCAACAGGATGATAAGAAGACAAATAAAATTAGGGTTCAGTTTAGTATTATAACCGACACATTTAGCAAAGCGCTTGATGTAGAGCGCATTATAAAACATTTACTTATCACTATTGATGATACACCTTTGAATGATAAGGTGTTGCAGGTAAGTTAGAATGGTGGCGGTAGTGTTTATGACTATGGGAGATGTAAATATCATCATTACATCTATCTAGATATTATTGGTAGGAGTGAATAATTATGACTAATGAAAACATTATGTTAGGTTCTGGTAAATTATATATTACCGAATTCAATGCATCTACTGGTATTCCAGAAGACGCAACTTTTGAAGTAGCGGCTAACCGCATTGGACTTATCCAGGGTGGCGCTACTCTTGAATATACTCCCGAAGAGTATGAAATCCGTGATGACTTATACGAAGTAAATAAGCGCTTCGTAATCAGTGAAGAAGTCACTTTCCGCAGTGGTGTTCTTACTTGGGATTTATCCACATTGAAGAATATCGTTGCTGCTGGTACTTATACTGATGATGCCACTAACCATAAGCGCACATTGAAGCTTGGCGGCAATGGTGCTCGTGAAATGAAGAAATATGCAGTACGTTTTGTTCATACCGAGGGCAACGGAGATATTTTCCGCGTGACTTTGGTTGCTACTGCTTCTGCTGGACTTGAAATTGCTTTCAACCCAGATAGCGAGACTGTTATTGACGCAGAGTTCAAGGCTCTTGCTCACGGTACTGATGGAACACAGGTAATTTTAGAGGAAACTTATAGTGCCTAATTGACAACGGGGCGGGTAAAGCCCGCCCCAATCTTTTTATAGGAGGAAACATAAAATGAGTAAAGCATTAGATTTAAGTTTATTTGTAAATCAGACATTAGATATTACAATGCCTGATGGGGATATTATCCACGTAAAAAAGCCAACACAAAATATGATTATCAAACTAATGGCTTTTCAGAATGTAGAAGAGAGCAAAGCGTTTGAGGCTCTTGATGAATTATGTTTACTTATTCTCAACGCTAACAAAGAAGGTAAAGTATTTACAAAAGATTGGATAGACGACAATTTTGATTGGACTATGAAGAGTGCGGTTGTGCAAGCTTATAGTGAATTTATCAATGAATTACAAGCAAACCCAAACTCATAATACCTTCTTTGCCAACTGATAATAAAAAGGATGAAGATTATTTTATATTACCGAATATAAAGCGGGTAATGGATTATTCAAGGTTGAATTACTTTGAAGTATTAGATTTACCTGTTGATACATATCTAATGATGCTAAAAAACTCGGTTATAGATGAATTGAATAGTAGCGAAGAAGGTAGGGAGTATTTATAGAAGTGCGAGCGTATGAAGATTACTTCCATAGATACGGCCGCATTTAGAACAAAAATGAATGAATAGAGGAAGTGATTATATGGCAAGTGTAGATTTAGGGGCATTGAAAATTGCGATTACCGCAGATAACAAAGATGCTAATAAGGCTCTTGAAGATACAAAGAAAAAGGTGAATAACACTTCCAGTAGTATTAGTAAGTTTGGTAGTGCCGCAAAGAGCGGTATGAAAGTTGCTGCAACAGCTATTGCGGCAGTAGGCGCAGCCGCAGCTACTGCTGTTGGTAAAATTATTAGTATGGCTAATGAAACTGCGGCTGCCGCAGATGTAATTGATAAAGCAAGCCAAAGAATGGGTTTGACTACTACTCAATATCAAAAGTTAGCTTATGCCGCAGAATTGAGTGGCGTATCAATGGGTACGATGGAGAAAGCGGCAAAACATTTACAGGAGAGCGGCAGCGGGCTAAATCTTGAACAGGCTATTGAACAGATTGCGGCAATTCAAGACCCTGCTGAGCGTTCTGCAAAAGCCACTGAATTACTCGGTGCGAAAGCAGCATATGAAATGGCTCCTCTTCTAAATGTAGGCACAGAAGGCATACACGATATGTATAATGAAGCTGATTAGCTAGGCATTATTATGAGTGAGGATGCAGTTCAGGCTGGTGCGGCATTCAATGATGCTATGACTAAACTCAATAAAACAGTTGAGGGCTTGAAAAATAGAATTGTCGCAGAATTTTTACCTGCACTTACGGATATGACAGAAGGACTTGCGGGTATGTTCGCAGGTGTAGAAGGTGCTGATGAATTATTTACAAAAGGTGTATCTGGTTTTGCTGATAAGATAGTTGAAGAGCTACCAAAAGTTCTCAAAGTTGGCGGCAAGATTGTAAAGAGTTTACTTCAAGGTATAACCAAGAACTTACCTAAATTATTTGAAGGTGGCACAACTGTTATCTTGGAGTTAGTCAAGGGACTTATTGAAATGTTGCCTAACATTCTTGAAGCTGGTATTGAAGCTCTTGGCGCTCTTATTGAAGGTATTACTAAGGCACTGCCAGATTTGATACCTGCCGCAGTTCAAGTAATTACATCATTAGTAAAAAATCTAACTGCTAAATTGCCAGAAATCTTGAAGATGGGCTTGAAACTTATTTCTGAGTTAGCAAAAGGAATAATCAAAGCAATTCCAGATTTAGTAAAGGAATTGCCGCAAATCATAACGAATATAGTTAATACTCTTACAGAAGGTATTCCCGCTATTATTTAGTGCGGTGTTGACTTATTATTGTCTCTTATTGAGAACTTACCACAAGTTATAGTTGAGATAGTAAAAGCAGTTCCAGCAATTATTCAGGGTTTAGTTGATGCTATTGTTGAAGGTATTCCAACAATTGTTGAATGTGGTGTAGAATTATTCTTGGCTTTGATTGAAAACTTACCAGAGATAATTGAAGCAATAGTAGACGCAATACCACAAATCATTACTTCTATTGTAGAAGGTATAAAGAAACTCTTCTCAAAGATGACAGATGTTGGCACCAAATTATGGAACAAATTGAAGGATGTTCTTCCAGATGTTATTCCAAAAATAGTTGAGGGTGCAAAAAATCTTATTACTAAAATCATTGATGGTATCAAAACATTCTTTACTAATATGTATGAAGTTGGTAAAGACTTATTCAATAAAGTGAAGAATGGTATTGCCGCAGTATTTGACCCTATTATTACATCAGTAGGAAATTGGGTAAAAAATGTTATTGCCAAAATAAAAGAGTTCTGGGATAAAGCCAAGACCGCAGGTAAAGATTTCCTTACAAAAGTTTGGGAAGGCATCAAAGGAGTGTTTGCGGGAGTTTATAACTCAATCAAAACTTTCGTTTCAAATGTACTTGGTAAATTCTCTGAAAAATGGGAAAACGCTAAAACCGCAGGTAAGGATTTTCTAACAAAAGTATGGGATGGTATCAAAGGTGTATTTACAAGCGTATACACATCTATTTCTACTTTTGTTTCCAACATATTTAGTAAGATTAGTGAAAAGTGGGAGGCGGCCAAGACCGCAGGTAAAAATCTACTCACAAAAATTTGGGATGGTATCAAAGGCGTTTATGATAGTGTAAAAACATCAATAGGAACCTTTGTATCTTCTCTTTTCACCAAGATTTCTGAAAAATGGCAAGATGCTAAAACTGCTGGTAAAAACTTACTTACCAAGATTTGGGACGGAATAAAGGGTGTCTTTGAAAGTGTATATACTTCTATAAAGACTTTTATCACAAATATATTTGGTAAATTCTCCGAGAAATGGGAAGATGCGAAGACAGCAGGTAAAAACTTACTTACAAAGATTTGGGATGGTATAAAGAGCGTATTTGAAAGCGTTTATACTAGCATTAGCAACTTTGTACAAGGAATTATTGATAAGATAAAAGATGTGGCACAGCCCCTAATTGACGCTGGTAAGTGGATACTCAAACAGTTAGGTATTGGTATTGATGAAGAAGCTGATACAGTAAAAGGCAAGGTATCCCAAGTGGCTGTTGATGCTGCAACAGAAGCTAAAAGAAAATCATAGTTCTTTGAAGCAACAGGTATGTCTTGGGATGAAGCAATAGCAAAAGGTGTGTTAGACCCAGTCACCAAAAAAGAAGTTATGGATGCCTCTGATGAAGTAGCTGGCGGCGCATTAGAGCGTGCAAAGACATTTGTAAATCATTTCAAAGAAACTGGTAAGTCTTGGGATGACTATGTGGCAGAAGGTATGAAAGACCCTACCACCAAACTAAAAGTCCAACAGGCCGCAGAAGAAGCGCGCGAAGCTGCTGAAAAAGGTTTAGATTAGCCGCAAGGTTTCTTGAATGCCGCAGATGATGATGTATAGAAGTTCTTGGATGGATTAGATAATGGTAGAAATGGCGCAAAGAATGCAGGCGAAGGATTAGCTATTACTGGCTCTAATGCCGCTGGTGGTACTTGGAAGAATTGGCAAGAAGCAGGTAAGAGTAATGCCGATAATTATGGCAGCGGTATGGGTAGTAAATGGAAAGAATTAGAAGGACAGGGTAAGAGCCTTGGACTAATTGCCTGTGCTGGTGTAAGTGATTGTACTCCAAAGTTTAGAAAATCAGGCGAAGATGGCGCATCTAATTATGGATATGGATTGACTTCTGATTGGAAGAAAATAACAGACCCAGCCAAGGCTTTGGCTACAACTGCTGCTAATTGGGCACGTGATTGGGAAGCCTTCAATAAATCTGGCAAAGAAGGCGCAGATGCGTATGGTACTGGCTTATCATACAATAGCAAAAATGCACAAGACGCAGGTAAAAACCTAGCTACTTGGGCTTCTTGGGGCGCAAGCGGAAATTGGCAAGTATGGCAAAATGCTGGTAAAGATGGTGCTACTAACTACGGTTGGGGTATTGGTGGAAACACGAAAGCCGCACAAGATAGTGCTAAATCATTAGCTAAATCTGCCGCAGGATATGCTTATGATGCTGATGGCTTCAATAAAGCAGGTAAAAACGCAGGTAGTTGGTATGCTAGCGGAATGGGTAGTGCCGATATGAGCAAACCTATCAAGAGTGCTGTTGAAAGTGCTACTTGGTGGGCTAATTGGTATTCTTCTTGGCTATATGCGCCAGGTCAAAACCTTATCTATGGTTTCCAAAACGGTATGAACAGCGTAGTAAATAGCATAGTACAAACTGCAAAGAATGTTGCTACAAAGGTTATCAATGCTGCTAAAAAAGTTCTTGGTATCAACTCACCATCAAAAGTATTTGAAGAAATTGGTATGTTTGTTGATGAAGGCTTGGTAAATGGCATTGATGGGAACGCAAATAAAGTTTTGAGTAGTGTAAAAACATTATCAGAAGATACCGAGGCCGCATTTAGTCCCAATATGTCAATTGGCTCCTCACTTATGAAAAAAGCTACTGGAACAACAGCAACAGGCACTAATCATACAAGTAATAATAGTATAGTTCAGAACAATTACTTTACACAAAAGAAACTTACTGCTTTTGAAACATTACAAGAACAGCGCAAGCTGAATAGGTAGTTAGTGGGGGCGATGATATAAAATGGAGAAAATAACTTTTTGCAATCAAGGCACAGGAACATCGTAGGTATTTTCATATATAAGTGATGAATTTATATTGCTTGGTTATGAAGGAATGTCTGCGGTAGAAGTATTGCCTGCGGTTCATAGTGGTTATCGTTAGAATGGTAGTACAATTGATAATGTACGTTTGGGTTCTCGTATAATTACTTTGCGATTTGCACTAAAACGTGATACTATGAAGCTGATATATTCAGTACAACAAGATATTATGAAAGTTTTTAGTCCATTGGGTGTAGGAAAACTTATGTATTAGAATGATTAGTCCACATATGTGTTAGATGATGTAATAGTATCAAGTCCTCCCGAGCCAATAAATAAATATGGAACTTACAAGGAATATGAGGTTGAATTGACAGCAGCCAATCCAATATTTCGGTCAAACAATTTGAGTTAGACAAAATTATTGACAAATACTAGAAAATATATTTATAGTAGTGGCACAGCACCAAGTGAATATTATATTGAATTAGTGCATAACTCATCAACAACAATTGTAAAACCAAAAATAACCCACGAAACAACTATACACGTTCCTTCTATGAGCAACTATACCGGAGATATAAAAACAGTAACAACATATATTGAGTTAGACGCTTCATATGGGGATGTTGGTTCTGGTAAATATGGTCATCAAATAATCAGTACAGGATATGGAAAAAAAGGACAGGAGAGTATAATTACAACAAGTTCAACTAAACCAGACAATTTTGAACTGTTAGATTATGC